GGTTAGCTCTTGCACCACCACCGATTAAGTTAGCTTTAAAGTCATCTATGTTTGCCATGATTATCCTCCTACCTCACTAAAGGCAACCCCTGTTCGAGTTGCAATAAAGTTAAGAGTAATAAAGTTTATTGAACGATTTGGTTTAACATAGATATCTCCGATAAACTCATTTCTATCAATAACTTCCCCTGTGTTGTTTGTACTATCAGCAACTACTGAAAATGCTGATATACCTCTACGTCCTTGAACATCTCGTAAGAAAGGTTCTACTAAGTTACGAAATTGTGCTCTTGTAAATTCATCGTTGAACTCAAAGAGTTGAAACTTAGCGGCAGTAGCAATTGCTTTTTCAAGAACCAAGAACAACCTACGTACGTTAATACGATCAAATGCACTTGGTTTTGCAAGAGCAGTCTTGTCACCAAACAGAACCACACCTTGGCCTGGAAAGTTGACAACAGGATTAATTCTATGACGATATAACTGATCTCTTTCTCCTTGTTTTGGATTATAAGATAGTTTAATTGCTCCACGAACATTTCCACGATTGTAACCAGCAGGAGAGAACCAAGGATCAGCAACACCATCGGTGTATGCACAAAGACCAGCAGTATCTCCATTCATTGGAACGTGACGATAAACATCAGCATATTTGTCGTACATATATTTGTAACAACTATCAAACACTATGTAAGAAGATGAAGGACATAATTGAAACGCATCAACGACATTATCTGTTTGTGTAGTTGAGTTTGAAACACCAACCGTTGCTCCACGATATGGAGAAACAAATCCTACACAATCCTTACGACCTTCTACAAGAGAAGTAATCATTGTAACATGAGTATCTTGTCCAGCAGCTGAATCTGTAACACCACCACTTGGCCCACCAAGAACTAAATTAACATCTACATTTTCTGTATCATTATACAGATCATATGCAAGTTCTAATTCACCAGCAGTAACAGCATAATCATCCGTACCTCCTGATAAAGAAACAGTGGTAATAGGAATAACTGATGTATAAGCAGATGCTGTATCTGTTCCCCAGTTCGTACCAGCAGCAATATGATCACCCCATAAAATATATTCAGATTGCCTAAATATAACTGATGGATAATAGATACTATCTCCTTGTGGAGATTTAGCAGATGGGTTTTTTGATAGATTAGCATATGTTTCTATAACAGAATTGCCTCTTTGACCAGCTGAATTTACACCAAAACCAGTAATATCTCCATCTTCATCAAAAATTACAATATGTAATTCATCTCCAGTACCTTTGGCATTTGATAAATTGTAATCTGATTGGCCAGGAGCAGTATCAAATAAATCATAAAATCTCCAACGTCTTGTGATTAAAGCATTATCAGGGATAATAGTTTGTAATCCACCTTCATTTGCATCATCCTTCAAACGAATACTTAATACTTCACTACTAATACCAGTGACTTCGTATTGAGTATCTCCAGCTTCTACAGCTGAATACGGTGAAAACGCTAAAGCAACATTATCTGCAACTGTAATAGGTTTATTAAGAACAAACACTGTTGATGAAGTAACTGTTTTAACTGTAACTATCTCAGTAATACCAGCACCGATAACACGATGACCTACTGCAACCGTACCCGAACCACCATCAACTGTAAGGTTAATAGAACTAGTAATAGCACCAGCAACCACGCCTGTGACAACGGAAGCTTCATGAAACTTGATAAAGTCTCCAACTTGGAAAGCAAACCCTGATACATCAGCATCATCAACCGTAATCGTTGTGTCGCCAATAGCACCAGCACCATTAACTAGGTTGTTTGTACCCAAGTCTTGCTCGTATGCTTGTGCAGAAGGACAAACCTCAATACCTATTGAGTTACCTAAAGTACCAGCATAACGTGCATACCAATCATTAGTGGTTACTGTACCATCACCAGTTTCAGCAAAATAATCTGAAAGATATTCATCATCATCTTTTATCAATAGACCAGTACCGGCTTCTGAAGCATTTAAGATTGCAGATGCTGCACGAACTACCTTTAGTGTGTTACTATATTTTAGAAAATTAGAAGCAGTAAACCACCATTCAAAATTACTTGCATTGGGTTTACCGAAATTATTGAGGAGATCAGCTTCAGATGTGATTGTAACTATTGAAGACACAGGGCCCTTTTCAAACGGGCCTGCTATTGCACCAATTGTGGTATCAACTGATGGAACGACATTAGTTAAATCAATCTCTTTGACATGAACGCCAGGAGAAACTAGAAAAGACATAAATTGTACTCCTTATCTTTAAGAGTTGGTTTTTGTTTTGTACAGATATTTATAATAAAAGAAACTTACAAAACCTATTTTTATAAGTGTTATAACATATAAATATTAACATGGTAAATGCTCATTATGAAAAGTATAAAGACACGATTAAAAAGGTAGCTCGTAGAAACTATCGTAAGAGAATCATCCTATTAAATGATAATCTAGCAGAAAAATCTTGCAAACATTGTGGTGAGAGCGAAACTGTGTGTTTAAAATACTATCCACACGATTCAGAAATACGAAAAATTACAAAGAGAGTTGGTACTAATCCTAAGAGTAGAAAAGAAATATTCTCTCTTATTGATGAAAGTATCATATTATGTACTAATTGTTGGATTAAAGTTGATAATGATTTATTAGAATTTATCTAATATTACCAATCTGAACCATAATCTCTCACAACTGCAGCCCACTTTGTACCATACTCATCTACCATATTTCCTATATTCTCATCCTCTAAACCATTAACTACGAAACCAAATGGTGCCATATCCTGTTCTAATGCATTTTGTTGCTCTTGCATCATAGTCATACGCACATCACTATCAGTTAATTCTTTAAAATATTGTTGATCTGTCACCCAGGCAAATATAAACAAACACGCAACCAGATCATCATTGCACCCATCATCAGCTTCATAAGAAGAACCCTTTACAATAAATGTGGATAGTTCTCTAATAATATCTAAATCTTCTACAATAAGTTTATTATCTTCAATTAATTGTTTAAGATTAGAACATCCTATTTTCTTAACTGCTTTGGTTGTCCTTACACCTAGTTGTGCTTTACCCCCACTGAAACCTCCTCCAAGCACCTGTCCTGACCTTCCTCGCATCGATGCCATGATTAAGTTATCATACTCTAAATCAAACTGCATAGTGTTGGCAACCTGTTCACCAATATCATTTACCTCTATAAGAACAAATGCTTGGTTATATGCACGAGCAACATCATAAATCTTCGCTGGGAATAGAAGGGGCTTTACTTCGTTGTCTCTATATTTTGCAACCACTCTGTATGGCATTTGTGATACATCAACCACAATAAATGCAGAATAATCATTCTGAGTTCCTCTAGCAACGTCAGCAGTAATAACATACGTATGTCCTTCTTGTGGTACAATATGTACATCAAGGCCTGCATTTGATTGTATAGGTTCTCTGTAAGGTAATACTTTAAGTTTCTGTGAAGATATAAGAGTATTAATAGAACCAAGAAACTCACAGTTGTGTGATACTAATCCGTTAGTGTAGTAGAGATTTCCACCACCAACATTTAACAAATCGTATAAATCAATATCTTCCTCAACATCTTCAGCATAAAGTATATTTTTACCCTGCAAATCTGATCCACGCCAGAGTGATGATGCTAATATCTCATCTTTACCAAATCTATGGTTAAGGGAACACTTTAATTCAGCACCATCATCAAAAATAAAATGACGATATTTGCTGCGTGATACTTTTTGTATCCCAGAAAACTTTACAAACCCAGCTGGGGATAAAACTTCATATGTTTTAGACATTTGGCCAAGTTTCCTTTAATACTATTTTTTTTAATCCTTGTAGTGTTAATCCATATTCGTTATGGTATTCTCTACAAAATGCTTGATGGTAAGACATAGCCAGACCATTTCCTTGGATTTCACCAACACCATCAATATGAGGATGTTCATCATACAACTTTCTTATTACCTTAACAGTATCTTCATTCAATTTGGAAGAATGCCTTACACCCTTTCTTTTAGCTCGCCACACCCCAATCGTCTCATCACTAAAACAACCCTTAACTCCCTTGTTCCACGGATTATGACCCTTTTTCACACCACCAATCCCTTTTCGTGAATATCCATCAAATCCCTCACCGCCGGGGGTATTATTCCACCCAAACAAATAACAATCGTGTTCTTCTATCAAATGTATCTCCATATCTCTTGCTTCATTTGGATCGTCAATCGTCTTTAAGATATGGAATGTGTGCTTAGGTTTTTTATTCTTGTGTTGTGACTTTCTTACATCAGGCATGATTGTCTGCCCAACATATTTGATTTTGTCTGTATCATCTTTTAGTGCGTAGATGTAATAGGTCATACATCTATTTATACATCCTAAGAACTCACACTCACCATTTCTTCAATATTTACATTAAATATCTTTCCAGTATCGGGGTCTTTGAGAGTAATCT